TACTACAGATCAAACAACATTTAACCTATTAAATGCCACAGCCACAACAGTTAACGCATTTGGTGATGCCACCAGTGTGGTAGCAGGTGCTACATCAGGTACATTTAATCTACGTAACGCTAACATCTACTTGCCAAACGCAACAACAATATTCACAGGCCAAACAGGTGTGGCATTTGCTAACACAGTAGCCACAACACTAAGCATTGGTGGCGACGCCACAGCGGTATTGCTAGGAGCAACGACCGGAGTTACCAGCATCCGTAACGCATCATTTGATGTGTACGGTAATGCCAACGTTAAAATGACCACAGGTAGCACAAGTCAATACACAGGTGCATTGGTTACTTATGGTGGTCTAGGCGTGGTCGAAAACTTCAACCTAGGTGGATATGCAAATATCCGTGCAACCACAAACGCTGTTAGCAATGACACAGGCGCATTGGTAGTTGCAGGTGGAGCAAGTTTTGCTAAAGATGTATGGATTGGTGGCAATCTACATGTAAGTAATGTAATTGCACAAAATGACATTACATTAAGTGTACAAGATCCATTATTATATCTAACAGCTAATGTTACGTATCCTTATAATTATGACATAGGTTTCTTCAGCCAATTTGTGGGCGGAACTGCAAACGTTTATCAACACACTGGTTTTGTTCGTGATGCCAGTGATGATGTATGGAAACTATTCAGTAATGTTGCATCAGAACCAACAGCGACGATTGATTTCACAGACGCTGGCTTAAAATGGGAATCATTAAAACTAGGTAACATCCAACTAACAGGACCTACTAAATCTACCAGTTATGCCACAGGTGCATTACAAGTTGATGGTGGTGTTGGTGTACTAGGTAATGTGAGCATTGGTGGTTCAACACACGGATTATGTATATCAGGTGATCTTAAGGGTAACGTGGTATTCCCAACTGCCGTGGTTGACGTCACAGCATCAAGTAATAACTTTGTACGTTATTCATTACAAAACCTAAGTTCAGACATACACGCATCATCAGAATATGTGGCAGTTGCTGAGGTCGGTGACCTAACAGATAGTGGTACTTTTGTAGGCGGTAATGTGTTTGCGGCATTTGGTATAGCCAATGGTGGATTTGATCGTAATAATATCATCCAACCATATGATGGATTCGTGTATGTGGTAGCAGGTGAGGGACAAGATCCTGGCACAGGTAATCTTGTGTTATTTTCATCTCATGACGTGGTCATTGCCAATGGTAATGGTGAAGCAAATATCGCTATCCGTGTTAAACACGACGATAAATCAGTTTACATTCCATATTCTGGTACAGATACTAATCTTGGATTGGGAGATGAGGCAAACGTAGCGGCACTGGTGGTGGAAGGATCAATCACAACCAATGCAGGACTATTTTCAGCCATGGGTGGTGTGTTCAACAGATTCCGCTATAATCTTTCACAAGACAATCCAGACGGTTTTGGTAACGTAGCATTGGGTGTTAGAGGTGTAAATTGTGAACACATGTTCTTCCTTGATGCAGGTTATCAAACACTTGTACTTAACGGACCAAGTGCAGGTGAATTCCAACCTAACGTAACACCAGGATCAACATTCACGGTTAACTCAGATGACAGTATAGTTATTCCAGTGGGCACAACGGCTCAACGACCAAGTAACAGTGGTAACGTTGACGTGGCAGGTATGTTACGGTTGAACTCATCAACAACCAACTTAGAGTACTATGATGGTAGTCAATGGCAGGTTGCAGGTAGCGTGTTTACCGTTATTAGTGATCGCCAATTCTCATCCAACACAGGTAACCCATACGGTAACGTTGATGGTACAAACGACACATTCACTATACAGTCAGAAGCAACCGCTTCAAGTGTACTTGTAACTATCAACGGTGTGGTTCAGATTCCGATTGTGGCCTATGGTGTTAGTGGAACAACACTGACATTCACAGAGGCACCTGCAGAAGGTGACTTCATTGACGTTCGTGTATTGACCACAACATCCACGATCGAGCAATTGGCCAGTGCCAACGGTTACAATCAAGTTATCGCTAACTCAGATGGTGTTGCTATGTGGACTGGCACGACAGCCACCACTCAGCGAATATTATTAGATCCGGTAGGTAACTTCACTCTGGTGGACAACACCAAGATAGTGTATGAAGGTTCAACAACTAGTATTCCTTCAACCAGTGCGGTGTTGCTTGACACATGGTCAGTGAGCACATATGGAACTGCAAAATATGTGGTACAGGCCAGAAACGGTAGCAATAAAATTGAATCTATGGAAGCTATTGTAGTTTCTGAAGGCTCTAATGCTAGTATTGTTACATACGGTATTGTTAACAGCCATGGTAGTGCCATGGGAACATTGAGTGCTAACGTGGTTGGCGGAAACTGTCGCTTGTATTACACCAGTGATAGTTTATCTAACAGTAATGTTAAAGTATACACAACATACATTGAAGTATAAGGTAAACTATGTTACTAACTAAAAAGAACTATCGCAGAGACTATGTTGGCGAGAAGATTGTAACAGAACGTGTATATAACGGAAGAGTTTGGAATGACACATTTGAGTTCATTCCAAACTCTGTTACAAACAATCAGATATCCAATAAGGCCTGTGTGATTGGCAATGGCCCCAGCAGATTAAAATTTCCTTTGAACGCATTAAAAAACCCAGCTGGTTTACTTGGTGCAGATTCCTTACAAACCTATGGCTGTAATGGTTTATTTAGAGATTTTGATCCTGACTTTTTGGTGGCGACCGGTAACAAAATAGTTGATGAAATATCTAAAACCAAATATCCAATTGATAACATTGTTTATACTAATGCCATTCATCTACTAGAGCATCCAGGCAAATTTTATCTTATTCCACATGACCCATATGTTGATGCTGGAACAACTGCTATGTATATTGCGGCCTTTGATGGACACAAGAAAATTTATCTACTAGGGTTCGATGGCCAAGACACTCCAGGTTACAACTACAATGTCTATGCTGACTCAAATGGATATACCGCAAAACACAGTACGGTTGATGACATCAAGTGGGGGCAATACCGTAGAACATGTATAGACACCTATAATGATGTTGATTTTGTTTGGGTTACTGAAAGTGGCAGATCATCGACGCCTGCTATACTTAAACCGTGTGTGAACTTTAGACAGATCAGCCAGAGAGACTTTGTACTAGAGGCTGGACTCTAAAAACTGCTCAACAGTTTTAATCTTACTAATCACAGCATCAAAATTAATAGTTCTCCATACACCAGGATGTAAGGGTTTTGGATAATCATCAAGATTTACCCAACAATATCCCCTATGCTCATGATTAAGCGTTGGCACGAATTCTTCAGTGACTGGTATTAAGAATGTATGATAAAGAAAATTGCCGTTATCGCTGGTGAATTTTTCTATGGGAATAACCTGAGTTCCAGTGAAGTCCAAGCCAATTTCTTCCTGAAGTTCTCTGTGGAGGGAATTAAGAATATTTTCTAAATTTTCCACACGACCACCTGCTAATCCCCATGATCCTGAATATTTAGAGTTGTTGCGTAACAAAAATAGATAACGTTTGGTGCTAATACAGTAAATAAAAGTACCTGCGCCTTCTATAGAACTAGAGTCCATAGACCGGCCTTGTATTCGCCTTCCCAGCTTTTCACCCATTGATTGAGATCCCATTTATATTGAGTTCCTGTATTCAAATTACTTACATATTGTACACTGGTTGCCGCACTGCTGTCAAATGAAACGGTCCAGTGGACCCCATTATACTCGATAATATCATTAGCACCAGCAATTAAATCTGCTCCATCCGTGCCACGCCATATGCTTGGTCCACTACCAGATGGATTGTCACTTCTACCAATGGCATCTAAGATCAAATATCTGGTGCCTGTAGTGGCAGATGTTGCTTTTTCAAGTGCTGTGTTCTTTTTAGGATCCACGATAGCATCAATATTGGTTAAAGTATTAGTTGGATATGTGTCAGTATCAGCATTAAACAATAATTTAGTATCATCTGTGGGGTGGAATGTTACCGTGCCAACAACTTCGGTGTAATTGTCACTCTGTAACAATCTGATCTGACTGATGCCGTTTTCTAATGTACCATAGACATTGACTAAATCACGCCAACTGTCAGCAGTACCAACTTTTGTTGGAGTGACTGTCACTGGCGGCTGATTTAATTCTGTTGGGGGATCTCTTGGATCCTCAAATTCTTGTATTTTTAACAATGTCAATTGATTACCGACTAGCAACACACCATACCCCATTGGTGTAAAGTATTGTCTATTGCCTATTAAATTTAAATCGCTATAAACGGCCGTGCTCAGATCACCTTCTGCATCATGAATGCTGGCAATGATCTTTCTGATGACACCAAGACTTTTTACCTTAGCAGGCGGACTAATCCAAATTGGCAGTTTAAATGTTAAGGTAGCCACATCAATTGGATTATCTGTGCCAATTGGTACAGTTCTCGAACTCCAATTTGGACTATCAAGATAAACCACACTCAAACTCGTCCAGTCAATGTAGTTGTCTGTTGATTGGATTTCTAATGCAGGATTAAACAATACCAATAGTTGTTCTAACAACTGTAGTTTTTGTTTGGTGTTGCTGGTCCATATATCCAGTTTAAGTTCTAACACATAAGGAACGGGCATAGCACGTTCAACGGTAAAGGCCGCACCTTGTGTGGATTCAAATTCTTGGGTGTTTTCATTGTAGTATTTTTGCCTGATGCTCATCTTACTAACAAAGTTTGGTTCTTGCATTCTTTCGCGATCATATATCAAATTATTAACATACACAGTCATGGCAGGCACGGTCTGCATGACGTTCTCGCTGTTGTTGGTTAATATCTGTGCCACCTGACGACTACCGTCACCGTAGTACACAGGCACACGCTGTAGGGTGGTGTTACCATCACGATCCTGACCAAACTCAACTTGGAATCCTGAAACCATTCTAATAAATTGTATTAGAAATCTCTCAATCTGAGCATCATAGAAAAATTGGTGAAGTGCCGCCATAATTAGTTATCCGCTGTGGGTCTTAATGCGTCACTGAGACTTTGTTTTTCATAAGTCACATTGGCATAGACCGTATATTCAAGTATATCACCTACAGTTAATGTATTAGTCA